GCAGGAGCGAAGTTCGCACCAATGAAACATTTAATTACAAATTCAAAAATTTCATCAGCTACGTTAGGACCTAGTCTTACCAGACTACCCGACCGTTCAGGTTTTTCCCTTAGATACGGAAAGCCTCGTATTGATCGCAATGCATTATTTGCTATCAATCAGACCTTTTCACGTGAAGCAATATCCTTGATTAGGACTCAGTATCATCGATCTGAATTATCACTCGATGAACTCAGAGCCGGAATACTCCGTTACGGAGATAAGAAGGCTCCACGCTCAACATCTTATAGCTATTTTGCTGCTTTCGAATCAGTTCGACGTGATTTAGCATTAAGCGAGCGTAAGATTGTTCCTCTCACAACTGGAGCAGTCTCCAAACATCCAGATCTACCAGGTAGTAAATCACCTGGTCTCACATACAAAGAACGTGGTTTCAAAACTAAGCGTGACGCGCTTAACCATCCAGATACTTTACCTGAAATAAGGAAATTATGGTATCAGATCGAAGCCAACATTCCAGTTGAATTACCAGATTCAGCAGCGTATGCCAGATCTCATATATCTTGCAGAGATACCAACAAAGTACGACCTACTTGGGGGTATCCACTAGAGGTATATATGATGGAAGCATCATACTTCTATCCACTATTAGACGTTCTAAAAGAAAGCCCTCATCCAATCATCGCTTATGGCGTTGAGATGGCAAATGGAGGAATGTCTTACGTAAATAGTCTCGTCGAGACTTTTCCAACTCGTCCAGTATTACTTGGCGATTGGTCTGGTTTTGACAGGACTGTTCCAGCTTGGCTTATCCGCGACGCATTCAAGATATTATCTGAAGCTATCGACTGGACCCAAGTTCAAGACTCTAACGGCAACCTGTGGCCAGTTAGAGCTTATAGATCTCATCGTAGATGGAGAAAGATGGTTAATTATTTTATTAACACTCCAATTCGTCTAAGCAACGGTGAGCGCTATCAGAAACATGCCGGAGTACCATCTGGATCTTGTTTCACAAATATCATTGATTCAATTATCAATGCTATCATCATGCGCTATCTAGTGTATGAAATGACAGGACGTCTGCCATTAGCAGACATATACCTAGGAGACGACTCAGTAGTCGTTCTACCTCGTAAGATAGATTTACTTATCTTATCAAAATTAGCTGTATCCGAGTTCTCAATGGAGCTCAATTATAATAAATCAAAAATTGTTACTGAGAGGAATCTAGTACATTTTCTTGGTTATTATAATCACAGTGGCTTTCCATGGAAACCACTTGATACGATTATTGCTTCAACTGTTTATCCAGAACATACAGTTATGAATAAAGTTGATACAATATCAAGGCTAATCGGACAAGCATATTCATGTTTTGATCCCGGCGACGCTACGTCGTTCATCGAAGCTGCCAATATTCTAATGAAAGAAGAAGGTTTAGCTACAATTGACATGGAGTCTTTTATACACACACATCCATGGCAATTCAAATATCTTATGACTTTAGGGATAAACCCTAAAGAAGTAGGTATTCCAGACATCTCTAGAGGTGTCATGACTCTAAGAACACTTCCAAATCCAAATAAGAAAGTTTGGAAATTTAGAGACTATGATGAGCAATCATTATACACTGCAGGACTGAAAAGTTTTCGCAGTCTAGAAAGGATATTCGAACCAGACTAATGATATTCTTTTCACAGTGGTAAAATCACATTAGCGTGCCACTTTCAAAATGTAGCCAGACATTCAC